TGTAGATAGAGCGGGACAAAAAAACAAGATGACCGTAGTTCACCTACAAGGCTCCCCCGTTGAACAAAAAATTTATAAGATGTTGCAGGGAAAAATTGATCACCATATTAAATTAGTAGACCTTTATAAAGAGGAGTTTAATGATGTTTGATGTGAAAGCGTGGAAGAAAACATGGCGAGAAAAAAATAGAGACAAACTAAGACTATACGGGTATGAGTATAGTCAAAAAAACCCACAAAAAATATTGTTATTAAGTGCTAAACATAGATCAATAAAAAAAGGAGTGCCTTTTACAATATCTGAAGAAGATATACATATACCTACTACTTGTCCTGTATTAGGAATTCCTATAGAAAAAGTATTTAGTCCTAGTGGTAAAAGAGGTGCTTGTGAAGGCTCACCTTCATTAGATAGAATTGATAATACTAAAGGGTATGTTAAAGGTAATGTACAAGTAATAAGTAATAAAGCTAATAGTATGAAAAATAGTGCTTCCCCAAAACAATTATTGCAATTTGCATATTGGGTACTACTTACTTATGAAGATTTAATTGATAAAGATAGTTGACAAAGTAAATAGTTGTGATATACTGTTATCCTTAATGTTTGAAAGGAGAGAATATGGAATTAGATGACAATAAGATAGAGAAGATGATGCAGGCTTCTGTCAATATGAGAGATAAGATTGATGAATTAGAAAATCAAATCACTGAAATTAAAACTCAGAAAGACAAAGTTGATCTAGCTTTGAATGAAGCATGTAGGACATTAAATGTAACTAGTTTGAAAACTAAAGTTGGAACATTATCAAGAACTTTACGTACAAGATATTGGACAAGCGATTGGCCTGAAATGTACAAGTTTATAAAAGAAAATGATATGCCTGAGTTCTTTGAAAAGAGATTAGTTCAATCGACAGTTAAAGAGTTTTTAGAACAAAACCCTGACAAAGCACCACCAGGTTTACAAGCAACAAGTGAATATACAGTAAGAATAACTAAAAGTAGAACTAAGGAGGAAGTATGAGTACAGAATTAGATGTATTTGGAAATACCGCAGTATCAACAGTTTCACGTAGAGATGACGGCTTCACCGCAAACATTACAGGAAGCACATCAACTGCTAAACGTATATCAATACGTGGTGGTAAGTTTAGATTAATGGTTAATGGTAAAGAGATTGAGAAGTCTAACCAAGACGCTCTCGAAGTAATTATTGTTAATGCATCACCACATGTACATAGAATGTATTTTTCTAAAGCTTATGTACCAGGTGAAAAAATGCCACCACCAACATGTTGGACATCTGATAGCCAAAAACCTGATGAAGCAGTTGTAGAAAAGCAAGCAGAAAATTGTTTATCATGTCCACAAAATATTAAAGGTTCAGGCGCTAATGGAACTAAAGCATGTCGTTTTAGTAGACGTATTGCTGTTGTTCGTGCTGATGATTTGAATGGTGATGTATATCAAATGACTTTACCTGCACAATCAATATTTGGTAATGGTACAAAAGATTGTAAACCACTACATGAATACACAGATTATGTTCGTGCAAATGGTCAAAACTTAATGTCGGTTGTATCACGTGTAAGTTTCGATGAAGATTCATCAAGCACTAAGATTGGCTTTAAAGCTATTCGTGTTCTTAATGATGACGAGTATGCAGTATGTGCCACGAAGTCAACTTCAGAAGAAGCTAAACGTGCTATTACATTATCAGTAAATATTAATAAAGAAGATGGTGAAGAGTTTGAAACAAAGAAACAACAACCTATTCAACGTCCACAAGTAGCCGCACCTAAAGTAGAAGATGATATTCCTGAACCTACAGTTCGTGCAGCAGAAAAACCTGTGCCACCACCTCCTCCTAAACCAGCGGCACCTAAAGCAGACCAAGGTGATGTAAGTTTAGATGATCTAGTATCAGATTGGGCGTAATCATGCGTGGTTACTCCCAAGTAGTAATCGAAGCAAACGCTAAAGCTAAAGAAACTACAGGGACACTTTTAGGTGCGGTCTGCATATCACTAAAACACCCTGCTAGTCAAGTAGCGAAAGCGCTTAACGTTTCAAGGCAAACGGTGTATGATTGGTTTTCGGGTAAAGCAAAGCCATCAAGAAAACTTGACCAAAAGATTAAGGAATTAATCGTTAATCTTAACAAGTAATACCTAGGGGCAAATAATACTGCCCCACTTATTTTAGCAACACAACATTTTGAGAGATAAATGCAAACAAAAGAATTTTTACAACAAGTATGGCCTGATCAAGGATATTATTGTGTCCTAGGCAAAGACCAACAAAATGTAGTAGTTCCCAAGTTTATAAATTCCATAGATGAAGCAATTGAAGTAGTAAATAAATTACTAAGCGATAAGCAAGACGTTTACTTTGCATGTTCAACTTATGTTGAGCCGACTGAACGAAAGAAAATAAATGCAAAAGAACAACGTATTCTATGGTTAGATATAGACTGTGGGTTTGATACAAAGAAACGTAAATGGAAAGACTACGAAACTAAAGATGCTGCACTTGTAGCGTTACGTTCTTTTACAGATACTACACAACTCCCTGCTCCTACAATTGTAGACTCAGGTAGAGGTATCCATTGTTATTGGTCTTTTACTGAACCTGTCGATAAAGTTATATGGCAACCTGTTGCTGAAGGTTTAAAGTTCCTGTGTGCTAAACATGGACTCAAAGCTGACGGTGCTTGCACTGCTGACATGGCTCGTATTTTACGAGTTCCAGGCACAAAGAATTATAAAGATGTAGCTAAACCTGAAGATGTTATTGTGCTTAATGTTGGCACACCCACTGCTTTTGATGAACTAGCAAGTCTTATCCCTATACATTTAACAGATAAACCTAAAACTAAACGTCCACTAGATGAAGCTACAAAAGCTATACTAGGAAACAACTCATCTAAATTTATGAAGATTATTGAACGCTGCCGTAAAGATGATGGCTGCGCTCAATTAGTTCATATCATGACTAAACAAGCAACAGTAGAAGAACCACTATGGAGATCAGGTTTATCTATTGCAGCATACTGTGAAGACTCTGAATCAGCAATCCACAACATATCTAAACATCACCCTGATTATGACTATGCTAGAACAGAAGCTAAAGCTAGTGCTATTCCAGGTCCACATACATGTAGACAATTTGAAGGCTTACGTCCTGAAGGTTGTGACGGATGTAAACATAAAGGTAAGATTACATCTCCTATAGAATTAGGTAGAGTTATTCTACGTTCTAAAGGTGCAGATAATGTTATACAAGCTAAGTCAGAAGAACTAGGTAAAGTTGTCACATACCAAATACCTGACTATCCATTTCCATATTTCAGAGGAAAGAATGGTGGTGTATATAAAACTGTAGCTGATGAAGATGAAGAAGCTATCATGGTGTATGACTATGACTTTTATCTTGTTGAAATATTAAATGATCACGCTATAGGTTTCTGTGCATGGTTTAAATTACATTTACCTCATGAAGGTGTTCAAGAATTCATAGCACCTCTAACACAATTACTATCTCGTGATGAAGCTAGAAAGATTTTAGTAGCTAAAGGTATTGTTAGAAATGGTAAGAAGTTAGATAACGTTATTGATTACATCATAGCTGTAGTAGATGCTGATCAAAAACAAAAGCCATCAACCCCTATGTATAAACAATATGGTTGGAATGCTTTATATAACAAAGTTGTTATAGGTAATCGTGAGATTAGTGCTTTTGGTATTAAGTATGTTCCTGTATCTGAAGATTTAAATGATGTTAACCCAGCATTACAAAAGAAAGGGACCTATGAAGAATGGAAGAAAGCTATATCAGTTTATGAAAGACCTGGTATGGAGTTACGTGCGTTTGGTTTCTTCTGTGCATTTGGTTCTTTACTCATGCCCTTCTTTAAAACAAAAGAAAAATCAGCAGTAATTAATTTATACAATCCTGAATCAGGACAAGGTAAGTCTACTGTATTACAAGCTATGACTAGTGTATATGGTAATCCTGAACTATCAGCTAAACTTATTCAAGTATGGGGTGATACAGGTAACTCAGTAATTAATCGTATGGGTTACATGAATAACTTACCTGCGGCAGTAGATGAATTTACTAAAGTAACACCTGATCAATTACATGAGTTTTTAAAGTTCATGTCAACAGGTCGTGGTAGAAATCGTATGGGTAGTGGTGGCACAAATAAAGAAAGACAAAATGATACTGTCTTTAATTTGATATGTGTTGTATCTTCTAATACAGACTTTAGAACAGTTATGTTTTCATCAAATGCCAAAGCTTCAGGTGAGATGGCTCGCTTCTTACAATTACGTATTGATAAAGATACAAGCTTAACAAAGAAAGAAGCTGATGATTACTTTGGTAGACTGTTTGATAACTATGGACATGCAGGGGAAATATATGCTCAATGGATTATATCTAATCTTGAATCTGTAAAAATAGCTTTAAAACAAACTCAAGAAAAAATTGATAAGGCATGGAACATAGCGGGAGAAGACCGCAAGTATTCTGCTACATTAGCTGCAGTATTTTTAGGCGCTCAGATTGCTAAGCAATTAGGTATTCATAATATAAACTTAGAACCTGTTAAACATGCTATTAAACTAGAGTTAGATAAATCTAGAATAGAACTTAAGGCTCGTGATTTCGATGCTATGGAAACATTAACTACGTTCTTACATGAAAATTTAAAGAACACTTTAGTTATTAATAGTGTCATAGATTCACGAACAGGGTTGCAAGAAGCCCCTTTATTAAAGCCAATCAATGAATTACGTGTAAGAATTGAACCAGATACTAACACAATATACATTCCTGTAGGTATAATGCGCTCATACTTAAAGGATCTTGGTAACGTAGATTACGAGGATTTTATTAAAAAACTTAAAGATAAT